CAGTACATGAAGCCGCTCCAGGTGTTTACCATCATGCTTGGGTGCCAGGAATGTCGGCACCTATACCTTTGGGTATTGAATACAAAGATGTGTGGGGGCGTGCTTATATCCCACGGCCACAAGCGCCACGAACCAAGTTTCGTATTGGCTTACGCTGGCAGGGCAACCCTAACTTTGAGTATGATCACCGCAAGTATTTTTCGCCTGAGTTGCTCTTTAATGCTGTCAACGGTTATGACGTTGAGTTTGTCTCGTTGCAGCGTGATGAGGGTTCACAGCATCGCCCTGAGTGGATTGCAGAATCAAAGCTTGACTCATGGCTTGACACGCAAGAGGTGGCCGCAAGCTGTGATTTAGTTATATCATCTTGCACATCGGTGGCGCATCTATCGGCTGCGATGGGCGTGCCCACTTGGGTTGTGATTCCTATCCTTCCTTATTATCTCTGGGCACTACCAGGAGATCGTGTACCTTGGTACGATTCGGTTCGATTGTTCAGACAGACCAAATATGAAAGCTGGACGGAAGTTTTTGATCAGGTGCGCGTTGCACTTGGCGACTATTTGAACGAGGTGCATCATGGCAGGATTAGATCTGTGGGTTAAGGTTGAGAATGGTAAGGTAATACAGGGAGCGGGGCGTTTACCTGTAAGCATGGAAAATTGGGCCGCTGACAAAAATGCACTAATTAAATCGGGCTGGTATCCTGTTGTGTCAGTTAAGCCCGAGTCGATGGATACGCGTTTTGAAGTTTGGGAGTCCGAATCATACGAGATCAAAGAAGATCATGTTGTTTGGACATTGACGGCTCGACCAAAAACGCAAGAAGAACTTGATGCGGAGCTTGCCGAGAAATGGCGTTTGTGGCGCATTGAGCGCAACTTCCGTTTGGCCGAAACGGATTGGGTCATCATTAAGTTTTTGGAAGCAGGACAAGCCGTACCAGCAGAATGGACGGCCTATCGCCAAGCCTTGCGTGACTTGCCAACGATTGTGGATTTTAATGGTTTAGACTGGCCTGTTAAGCCCACATGAAGTCGCTGTTTTTCAGCTACGACATGGCCGTGGATCGGGCTTATATTATCCGTATCCAGGGTCATGAAACCTCGGAGCGCAAGGCTGATGAAGCTGCTAAATCATGTGCATCCATTGGGATGCCTTTTGCGTTTTGGGACGCGTATAACGGCTTAGAAAATCCCATCAAGCCACCGGCACATCACAGTCAAGTGATGAACATGATCAAGGTTACGGATCACTATCTGACTCGCGGTGAAGTAGCCTGTGCGCTATCGCACATAAGCTTGTGGGCTAAGTGCGTGGAGCAAGATAAGCCGATTGTGGTCCTTGAGCATGATGCGGTCATGCTTCAGCCTTACTTGCAGCACTCGGTCTACAACTCGATTTGCTATCTAGGTTGTCACGAGCAAACGCAGCAGGGCTGGGCTGTGATGCCAACGCCACCACATGCAAGTGAAGGCCCAAACTATCACTTCATTTGCCGTGCTCATGCGTATGCAATTGATCCAGCAGTAGCCAAAAACATGCTGGCACATGCCATTAAATATGGCATTTCAGTGCCGTTAGATATTATGCTTCGCACAGATATCTTTCCTGTGCATCAAATGGGCGTGTATGCAACGGATGTACCCGATAAGACTGAAACCACCATCCTTGGTCGCCCCAAGCATGGCCGAAAAACAGATCGCAACGACCAACTAGCCGCATGAAAAAAATCCTCATCATGGGCCTGCCCGGAGCAGGCAAAACCTTTATGGCTGAAGCACTGAAAAAGCGTTTGGAAGCCAGTACAGACATCCCTGTGGAAAAGCTTGCACAGTGTGAAGTGGTGCCTACTTATTGGCACCCCACGGTCAAGTGGTTTAACGCTGATGAAGTTCGCAAGAAATATAACGACTGGGACTTCAGCCGTGAGGGCCGGATTCGTCAGTCAATACGGATGGCTGAATTTGCACTCTCGTCGAATGCTGACTATGTCATTTGTGACTTTGTGGCACCGCTGCCTGAGATGCGGCACAACTTCAAAGCCGACTGGGTTATCTGGATGGATACCATCGATGCGGGTCGCTATGAAGATACCAACAAAGCTTTTGTGCCACCTGATGTTTACGACTTTCGTGTCACTGAAAAAGATGCTGATAAATGGTCTGACTTCATCGCCGACCATATCCTGAATGACCGCCGTCGGCCACGGTTTGATTGGCGTAAAGAGACCGTGCAAATGCTTGGTCGCTGGCAACCCTGGCATCCTGGCCACCGTGCATTGTTTGAGCGTGCGATTGCTAAGACAGGTCAGGTAGTGATTCAGATTCGTGACTGCCAAGGCTGGAATGGCTCCAATCCGTTTGCTGCCGAGCAGGTCAAGGACTTCATCAGGCGCGATCTTGATCCGCTCTACCAGGGTCAGTATGAGATCCAGTTAGTGCCCAACATCGTGAACATCACCTATGGCCGTGATGTGGGCTACAAGATCGAGCAAGAGACCTTTGATGATGCGATTCATTCAATCTCGGCTACCAAGATCCGTGAGGCGATGGGGTTCAAGACGCTTGTGGTTACAGAGCCTAAAAAATGATTCCCAAGATCATTCATGTGGCGTGGAACGATAAGCAGGTGCTTGAGAGCACGTCGCCTTTGATCGTTAATGGCCTGCGCAAGCTTGTCGATCTCAATCCTGATTGGGCGCTGCAGATCTCTGACGATGCTGATATCGACGCCTACTTGCAAGACAAGATGGCCGAGGACTATGCGCTAGCCAAAGATTTGCATATTGTGGCCAAGACAGACATTTGGCGGCTCTACAAGATGTTTTTAGAGGGTGGCCTATACGTTGACATCGACAGGCTTTGCAATGTGCCCTTATCGACGATAGTGGACGAGAAGACGCGCCAGGTTTTGCCGACCTGCAGAAACTTTGATTTCTCGCATGACATGATGTTGAGCGCACCGCACAATCCAATCTACCGCGCTGCCATTAGGCACTGGCTTGCACGCCGGCGAGCGGGAGCAGATAGCATTTACTTCCTTGGCGCACAGACTTACATGCATGCCATCACAGAGACATTATTTGGCGGCATCATCGATACCAATCCTGGTGAGAAAGCCTTCGAGCAAATGCGTGCCGCGATCAATATGGTTGAAGGCCTTAAGTGCATACCAGAGAATCCACCCCATCAAACCACACTATTTAAGGGGTACGCAGGTGACTGGGAGCGCATGAAACGTGATTTTTACGCCGCTAACGGTTTGCGGCATTGGACTGGAGAGTGGTGATCAATCATGAGCGACGATTTGGATAAGCGCCTCTCTGTTCACGAGGCTATTTGCGCCCAGCGTTACGAGAACATTGAAAAGCGCCTCGGTGATGGCAGTCGTCGCATGCGTCACATTGAGTGGCTGCTTTACATCACGATTGCTGCTGTGCTTCTTGGGCCAGGAGTCGCAGCGATGTTCGTTAAGAAATTGCTGGGTATCTAATGGACGATAAGACCCATGAGTTGGCGGTCCTAAAAGCTCAGGCCAGGATCAAGCTTGATGAGCTAAAGGCTCAAGATTCGGCCAAGGAAGTCGCTGGCAAAGCGATTGGTGAGGACGGTCTCCTTTACATCTTCCTGATCGTGCTCGTGGGCGTGGGTGCGTCTCTATTCTTAGAAGGCGAAAAAATTGCTGCTGTTATGGGTCTTCTTGGTGCTTCACTTACTGCGCTCATTCAAATGCTAAATGGCATTGCTGGCACTGCTGCTAAACAGGAAAAGCCAGAGTTTGAAGTCATCAAGGATCTTATCCACCGCCTTGACAAGCTTGACCGCGCCGAGCAACCCATGCAGGTTGATGTAGAAGGCACCAAGGTGACGGTTAAGAAAGGTGCCGATCAGATTACCGCAAAGGGGTAAGTATGTTTGATCTTCTTTCGGGCGGTTTACTTGGCTCCATCTTTGGCGGCATCTTCAGGCTCGCCCCTGAAGTCTTGAAGTTTCTCGACAAGAAGAACGAGCGCCAGCACGAGCTATCCATGTTCCAACTCCAAACCGACCTCGAAAAAATGAGGGGCGAGTTCAAGATGGAGGAAAAATATGTTGACTACTCGATACAGCAAATGGATACGATTAAGGAAGCATTTAAGGAACAGGCCGCAACAGCAAAAGAGGCTGGTTGGTTCGCTTCTTTTATCACTGCTATTACCCGCCCCGGTCTTACTTGGATTGCTTTTGGTGTTTATGTGGCCGTCAAAGTTGCTGGGTTAACGATTGCCTTCCAGACTAACGCTAACTGGGCTGAGGTGCTGATCAAGAGTTATGACGAGGATGACTTCGCCATGCTCAATATGATGCTCACTTTTTGGTTTGTTGGCCGGTCTATCGAGAAGTACAACAAGTCGTGAACGAGGCTAAGAAGCTTTGCAAGGATGTCTTGATTAAGCCCTTCGAGGGGCTTGCAAAGCGCTTGCCTGATGGCCGTGTAACAGCCTATCCTGACCCTGGTACCCGTGGACATCCATGGACCATAGGCTGGGGTGCTACAGGGCCAGAAATCAATCCTGGCACCATTTGGACCATAGAGCAGTGCGAAGACGCTCTGGATCATCACGTTGAGTATTTCGTGCGTGGCTTGTTAAAGATGTCGCCAAGCCTCTCTAAAGCGCTGCCAAGGCGTATGGCTGCAGTCACGTCTTGGGCATACAACTGCGGGCTTGGTAATTACCGCATCAGCACGTTCAAAAAGCGCATTGATACTGGCGATTGGAATGGCGCTGCCGATCAGTGTCTGTTGTGGAATAAAGCCGCTGGCAGGGTTTTGCCAGGACTAACCCGTAGGAGGGCGGCGGAAGCTGCGTTAATGCGATGAGTTCAGCAACCAAGTCAGATCCGGCCAAGTGGAAGCGCATAGTTGCCTCAGTCAAAGCCTCGGGCAAAGGTGGTAATCCTGGCCAGTGGAGCGCCCGCAAAGCGCAGTTAGCTACCCAGAAATACAAAGCTTCGGGCGGGGGTTACAAAGGTCCAAAAAAAGCGGATAATTCGCTTTCAAAGTGGACGAAAGAAGACTGGGGAACGAGGTCTGGAAAACCGTCCACGCAAGGCCCTAAAGCAACGGGTGAACGCTACCTGCCCAAGGCTGCAAGACAGAAGCTAAGTCCGTCTGAATATGCAGCGACCACGCGTGCCAAGCGTGAAGGGATGAGGCAAGGCAAGCAGTTTGTTCCCCAGCCTGAGTCGATCAGAAAGAAGGTGTGGTGACATGACAGCCGCCTATGTAATGACCTACAACAATCTAGTGACTGATATCGCTCAGTACCTAGAGCGCACTGACACCGCCACCCTGGATAAGATTCCTACCTTCATTGGGCTGACCGAGCAAAAGCTTGCTGCCAGGCTCAAGATCCTTGGCATTCTTACCGTGCAAACAAGTGCCATGGTCATTGGTAGCAATATCATTGATAAGCCGGCACGGTGGCATAAGACAGTCAGCATGAACATCACAGTGGATGGCAGGCGCTATCCCGTCTTGCTGCGCACCATGGAATACCTGCGTGAGTATTGGCCCGATCCTGCAGAGCAGGATGTGCCCAAGTTTTACGCTGATTACGACTACACGCACTGGCTGATCGCGCCGACACCTGATGCAGCGTATAACTTTGAGGTGTTGTACTACGAGCGGATTCAGCCTTTGGATTCTGCCAATCAAACCAACTGGTTCACGATCTACGCACCACAAGCACTACTGTATGGCTCTCTGGTAGAGGCGTCGATGTTCTTGAAGAACTACGATAAGGCCCAGGCTTATCGTGAAGAACTCACATCGATCCTTGAGTCGCTAGTCATAGAGAACAAGCTTCGAGTTGCTGATCGCCAAGCCGTCGTTGTGGATAGCTAATCATGAGCTTTAACTCACCCTTCACTGGTAACGTCATTCAGCCGACTGACGTGTCATTCCGTGCGGTTACGCTGTCTGCCAACACGCAGCTAGAGTGGCCGATTAACGGCAACGCCACAGACGATTTCGCAGCTAGGATCATGAACGTGACAGCCACCGCGGGTGGTTTGTCGCTTTATATGCCACCTGCCAATCAGGCGTCTGTTGGCCAAGATGCGCTGATCAGAAACGTCGGCGCAACGACATTTACTGTTAAAGACTACGCAGGCACCAACACGATTATCTCGATTGCTGCAGGCGAGGCAAAGTACGTTTACATTACGGCCAATCCCACAACCACAGGGACGTGGGGCAACATCGCATTTGGCACGGGAACGTCGTCTGCTGATGCGGCAACGCTGCAAGGCTTGGGCTTAGTGGCCGATGGCACTACGCTCAATCAGAGTCACCCGGTCATTTCGCTGGTTACAGGTTCAACCTTTGCCACGACAGATCGCGCACAAACCTACATTTGGGCGGGTGGCGCTGGATCAGCAACGCTTCCATTGGCAGCGACGCTTGGCAACAACTGGTTTGTGCTCTTGAAGAACAATGGCACGGGCACACTGACAATCAATACAACGTCGTCTCAGAACCTTGATGGCGCGATCAGCAAAGCCTTCCAGCCGGGTGAGTCGGCATTTATTGTATGTACAGGCACCGAGTTCATCACGGTAGGTTATGGGGTCAGCACGCAGTTTGAGTTTGGCGTACTGACCAAGGCGGTTACCACGGGCACTGTTACGCTGACAGCCAGTGAAGCTTCCAATACGCTGATGATCTTTACGGGCACACTGTCTGGCAACGTCACAGTCATCATCCCGCCTGTTGTTAACTTTTATGTGGTGAGTAATCAATGTACGGCTCCAGGTGGTGAAACGCTGACCATCTCAACTGGTGCGGTAGGAGCAAACACCGCTACAGTGCCAGCATCCGGTCAGGCAAGTTTGTTTTGCGATGCAACCAACGTCTTAAACGCCAACACAACGCAGGCCGGTGGCACGGCACTAAGCTTAGTCAATGGATCTGCTGGTAGTCCATCGCTTAACTTTGGCTCAGAGACCAACACAGGTATCTACAGGCCTGGTGCTGGACGATTTGGTATCTCAATCCTTGGTACGTTAAGAGTAGACATTGACGCCAACGGGATTGCCGTAACAGGTGATG